GTTTGGTATCCGGGGTCTTAAGATAGGTGTTTTCTTGTTATGTAATAGTAATGATTTTCCATCTATCACGTATTTTCACTTGAGTGTAGTAGCTTTAAACTACGAATCTCTTTTTAGTGAGTACATGTCAATATGTAAATAGTACATATGTTAGTTAGTTTGAATTTATTGCGTATCTGTTATTGCTGGATACGTGATTATCACAAGTGCTGTATAGCATTCTATAAAGGCAATTGAATAATGTTTTGTTTTTCCGTTTGTTGTTTTCAGAAAATACAAAATTAAAAAAATTTTAAAATTCAAAACAAATTTAAAAAGAGAAACTGCGCATAGACAACCAGTCTTCCTTTATAATAGCCAGAGATTATTATCTTAGTATCGTTGTAAACTTGAATGTTCTGCGATTTCGATGATAGTAAATAGTCTCTAAAGTCTCCCGACCAATGAGTATCTATGTAAGTAGCTCTACTATTGGCCCCTATCCATCAAATGATCGACGCGATTGAGTTAAGGTTTATGCCGTGAGGAGTCTGATGACTCATAGGAGAAACGTCATATTGTACCGACCGGGTAATGTCCGGACTTGATGGCCTCCGTCAGGAGAAATAGGAAAGGTGCAAGTTAGTCTGACCGAGGACTTCCTTGTTTTAATAAGCGGCTATCTATTCGGTGTCTTTTGGGAGGTATCCCTCGGACCTTACAATCCATAATCCAACTTAACGCCCAGATAAAACCATGAACACTCAAACGATTTTTGTTGCTCCACGCGTTGCCTGGGAAGGCATGGCTACGGCCCAATATCCACCAGTTAAAGCCCTTTTGATTCCTCAGCCTCAACCGCACTTTCAGAAGCATGTGTCTAAGTATTTCTTCCTCACGTATTTCTCTTTGACTATGGCTGTTATCTGGTTGTATAACATTTGCAATTTTCAGCCATTGTTTGAACTGTATGAGACGTACAAGCGCGTTGGAACTTGGATTGAAAGAGGTGAAATTATGGCGCTATCCCAGAGAGAACAGACGGAGCTTATCATGTTGTATCACGCATTTGTTAGACAAGTTTCGTGGCTGATAGGCTCCATTGTTACTGTGTGGTGCACCGCTGCGCTTGCTTTTGCATTGCGCCTGTTTCATCCCGGTAACCCTGTTAGTGAGAAGATTTTTAAGTGTGTGTTTTATTTTGCCATTGTTTTCCAGATGAGTCACACTGTGTTTTTGTTTCCTCACGTTTTTGTGTTATTCGGTATGAGTGGTCACAATTTGATCTCCTTCCAGTTGGAAGGATTGCGCTTGTTTCGTGCTTGGGACAAAGGTTTGTCTAATTTTTCTTTGCTAGCCCTTTCAGGTGATGTTGAGAAGAATCCCGGACCTGCTTACAAAACGCACGTGGTCCACACTGGGAATGAGTTGAAGCTCAGAAACCTCGACAAGGCCGCGTTCGCAATTGTTGCGTACAATCGCCCTCAAAATCACCACGATTTGGAAACACGTGCGTTGTTGGTTGCTGAGATGGTTCGGTGCGTTCTTGACGACCTTCCGAACGAGCACCTGGCTAAGAGGTACAGTAATAGGTTGCACGAGTATGTGACCTATTTGTCTTCCAGAGGCTACCCGCCCAATTTGACCTTTCATGAGCAATTCATTTTGCAGTACATGGCCGAGTGTGTCAACCTACAACAGAGTCCTTGGAAATTCGTCAAGAATTTTGATGATTATCTCGGTCTTATGTTAGCACGCTCTGGTGATGTTGAGAAGAATCCGGGGCCTTTGAAGGAGATTTCACAAGTTCGCAAGGAGATGGAAGCAAATTTGAACGTCATTAAATTTTTGAGAGAAGAACAGGAGCGTAGAGCTCTCGATCTTTCGGAGGCGATAAATGTCGTCTTTGAAGGCGTTCTGCAATTGATTGTTGATTGTACAGGCGCTAAATTTGATGGATCGTTTGTGCGTGCCCAAGCTGGTGACATTGAGGAGAATCCGGGGCCGTGGGAGGTGTCCACCGAACATCCCTTGACCGTCCACCAGCGAATCAAGGAAATGATGTTGTGGGAGATTGATGATCTGGCTGTTGGTGATCCAATGCGTGCTGTTCTGATACGTGAGTACAGATGGCATTGTTCCTCGAGTCCGAGTCTGGTCCCTCCTCCACCTAGCACGCCCGAACCATTGCCGATGGTGCAGGATGCGTTTGGACTTTTTGAGCGCGAACCAGGTTTCTCTCCGCCCAAGCAGAAACGCCGAAAAGCTCAGATTCTCCCTCCTTCGGAGCCATCCGGTTGTTGGTGGGGTGATAAGTTCGACTACACGGTGCGTCATTCTCCAAACGACCTGCAGCAGTTGAGGTGGATTGTTCGTCGGTGGGAACGTGAGCTTGCCAGATCCGATGATTTCCATCTTCGTCGAAAGTTGTTTGATGCGGATGAGATGGGCGTAGGTGATGCCATGTCGATTGCAAATGAATTTTCAATGCTGTACACAGAATACGAAGGTCAGAAGTGGAAGAAAGCATTTGATCAGTGCGTATTTGAGCTTAAGTACATTTGTTGCACTTGTGGTCGTTGTGCGACTTGTTCAATCCCTCGTGTTCAGATGAACGTGTTTGACTCGTTTGCGAATACGATATCGAGCAAATTTGTCTCTCAGCTCAAAGGACCCCTTAGTGAGTTGTCTGAGGTTAAAACGCAAGTCCAAGAGGCCATTCGCAAAGTTGGCAACACTGCTGAGACCGCCGAGCAATTGATGTTCCTTGGTAAGCTGGTTCTGATTTTGTGTGCAGGGATCTATTGTATACGCACCGCCCGAACGGGTGATGTTGTGGACAATGTGATGACCGCTCTCGGGGTGCTGGGGATCTTCTCCGCTTCCTACAAATTGGGTGCTTTTGACGATTTTACCTCTAGAATGTCAGAGTTGCGTGGTCGCCCTGAAGTGCAGGCATTTGGTCCAACTAAAGGTGTGTGGCATGTTTTGGCCGTCGCCTTTGGTAGTCTTTTTTGTGTCACGCCAGCTGCATTTAGGACTGAAAAGTTCTACACCAGCCTACCACAATATTTCAGAGTGGGTGATGCCGCGTCAGACATGATTGAACCAGCCCTGAATGCCGCTCAAGCCGTGTTCAATTATGTGACCCATGATTGTCTCGGTTATGGCCCAACACGTTTTGTTGATTCCGGGCACATCAAACTTGAGAAGTGGTATCGTGATGTTGTCAAGACTATCATGATCAAAGAGAATGATAGGCAATTGCGAACCGATCTGATGACTCTGGCTGATGAGGGTAGGGCCTTGGATGTGGATATTTCCGCATTGGAACGCCCTAGACTCGCCGGGATTGTCAAAGATGGGATGAAATTGCTTGACGAACGCATGAAAGCAGGATTTCTCGATTTCATGCCATCAGAAGCTGTTCAATTGGCTCGTCCGGTACCTGTTGCCGTTTACGTGTCGGGTGAATCGGCAATTGGCAAGAGTACCCTTACGAGCATGTTTATGACTGAGTTTTGCGCGAGGGTGATCTCACCGTTTCGCCACGAAGAGATGCGAATAGGTAACGACTTGATTTTCGCCAAACCAAAATCGTCAGAATACTGGGAGGGTTACATCAATCAACCGGTTATTCTTTTCCCCGATTTTGGTCAGGTCAGGAGCACTCCCGGTCAAGTCGGAGCGGATGAGGTTGCTTTCATCGATCTAAAGAGTTCGGAACGCTTCCCATGCAATTTTGCCGATCTGCCCAAAAAGGGCAAGATCCACGCCAAGCCCAAGATGCTGTTTTGTACTGGTAATAGCGCGGTGGTAAAGCCGGAGGTGATACAACACAAGGTTGCTCTTTGGCGAAGATTTGACATTTGTGTGGAAGCCCGCGTGAAGAAAGAGTTTCGCAGGCAGACCGCTGATGGTCGCTGGGTTCCTGATCCAGCCAAGACCAAGGGCATCAACTTTGCCATATACAATTTCCATGTGTATGATATGGCAAAAGATGGCGCGATGACTGGTGAGATTTTGTCATGGGAGCAGATGATGAATCGAACTGTCGATTGCTACTGGAAGTATGTCGATGAATACTATCAGACGACTTCCGCCATCAACATGAAATTGAATGGGTTGTTCCGTAAGAAGGCTCAAGTCCAGATGGCGACCGACGATCTCGCGGCATTGGTGCACAAATTGCATCCATTGGTGGCTCAGGGGGTCGAACGCTACATTACTGAACACAACATTCCCGAGGTTGTGCCGTATCTTTTGGACACAGTTGTTCCTCACGAGAGTGGTGAGACTTTGGATCAATTTCATCAAAAACAGGAGGAATCGATTTACGTGGACATGATTGATCTTGCACCACAGGCTTTACAGGATCGTGCCGCCAAGTACGCTACTACCATTGCCGATGAGCGGAGTCTTGTTATGGCGAGAGGCGATTCCCGAAAGGAGACCATTTGGTCCTTTGTCAAATTTGGATCGATGGCCCTGGGTCTCATGCTTGGCTTGTACAGTGCCACGAAGATGTTTTTCTCCAAGAAGGAGGAAGGAGTGGCACAAGCGAACTACGATCACAAAGAGGGCACGAAATATAATTTGAAAAACAAATTGCCAGCACATTTGAAAGCAGATGTGGCGCAGGTGCAATTGGATGCAGCGATGACGCAGATGAGTACGTACCACATCCAAGACCCCAATGGAGTGCAGTCATTGCATAAGGTGATGGCAAAGAACCACTTCTCGTTGTTTTTGGAGGCAGTTGATGGTACGTACACATCACGCATTATCAGTGTGCTGGGACTCCGCGACAACATCTTTTTGTGTAACTACCATCTGAAAGATGGTTTGACCCGCTTCCTTGAGGAGAAAGGCCAGGATGAGATTTTGGTGAAGGGTCGCTACCATGAAGTGAAGGTGATGACCAAAGAAATCATCGACAGTATGGTGCCCATTGCCGGTACAGGGGACATGGCCACGTTTACCCTGCAGGCATTCGCAAATCGAGCTCATCCTAATTGCGTGGATCAATTCATTCTCGAAAAATTCACAAAGTTTGGGGCCCATTCTCTGGCGATGTTGTGGGACCCGGGAATGCTTGCGAACGATGGGCTCGGTTTTTACAAAATGACTGAAGCCAAGACCGAAAGTTTTGCGCGTGAATTCGGTTCCGCGTACAACAAGCAGATCATGACCCACCGTCGGATAATCTACAATTTGCTGACTTATGACAGCAATTGTGGTGCACCGGTCACGTTGTTGAACCCACACATTGTTCCAGGTAAGTTGGTAGGGTTGCATGGAGCTGGTATGAATCCCATGTTGGATCTCAAGGCCACAACAGTTGGAATGTGCGAAGTAGTGACGTGCGAGATGCTAAAAGAGCACCTGAAGCAAACGCGTGCTGTGGTCCAAGCACCTACTATCGAGCAGCTGCGAGAAATGGGTTTCGAGGTCGCCGAAAAATTGAACAATCGAGTTGGAGCACCAGCGTTTTCCAAGCTTCGCAAGTCAAAGCTCTACAATCCCGAGCACGTGAAGACAGCCCCTGCTCGTTTGAAGGAGTTTGTGAATGAGGATGGAGTTAAAATTGATCCCATCACTGAAGCTATCAAGAAGTATGCTCCTACTCCGAGTAAGTTGCCCTTAGATTGGTTCAGTCAAGCCATGGCCACTGTTGTTAGTTGGACTGTGCACGAATCTCCTCGCATGCTGACGTATCGCGAGGCTGTTGAGGGAAACCCCCAGTTGGGGATCGATGCGCTCGATCGTTCTACTAGTTGCGGATACCCAATGAATCAGCAAAAAGGGTGTGACGGGAAAAAGCACATTTTTGGGAGCTGTGGTTCCTTTGATTTTGACAGTCCCATGGCGCGGGCGGTCGAAGATGAAGTGCATCGCGTGCTTGAGATCTTGAACGACCCAACGGTGAGCAAGGATTCCAAAGCTCGACTGTTTGTTTTCCAGGACAACCTCAAAGACGAGCGGCGTCCCTATCTCAAGGTAGTTAACGGTCAGACCCGCCTGTTTAATGCTGCCCCGTTGGTCTTTGTGATCGTGTGCCGGATGTTGTACGGCTCTTTCTTTGGTCAGATGCTTCAACAGCGCATCGCGAATGGTAGCGCTGTGGGTATCAACCCCACGAGCCCAGAGTGGGGTGATCTGAAGGAGTATCTTTGTCCGAACAGTGATTGGATGCCATTTGACGGGGATCATGCCAAATTCGATGCCAGCCAAGATGGAGATGGCATTGAATGTGTGTTCACCCACGTGAGAGCCACCTATAATGACACATTCGATTGTGCCAGAGAATCAGTGTCCTATGTGTATGCCCACTCTTTCCACATCGTGTCTGACATCCTTTATCAGTGGGTGGGACGTCTGCCCAGTGGCGTTCCCTTCACAGCATGGGTGAACGTTTGTTATGGGCTCGCCCTTCTGGTGACTATTTGGAACATTCGCACAGCTGAAGAGGATTGCCCCGACCTGGACATGCACAAGTATTTCCGCCCCTGTCAGTTTGGAGATGATTCGCTGGGAGGAGCCAATAAAGTTGGCCGGAAGATCATGTCCGGGGAGGCGATGCGCTTTTGGATGGAGAAGTTTGGTCACGGGTTCACAAACTCCAGCAAGACTGGTCCGCCTGAGTACACCACTTGGGACAATGTCACGTTTTTGAAGCGCTCATTTGTGTGGTCCGAAGAGTTTTCGCAGTGGTTGGCGCCACTGAATGTGGATGTCATCAAGGAAATCCCGTGTTGGTATCGCCAGGGGTTGGAGGCGGAAATGATTAAGCGGACCAACGTCGATGTATCGCTGCTCGAGATGTGCCTCCATGGGAAGAAAGCTTTTAATGAGTGGTATGCGTACATTCGTCCTCTGTCAGTGGAGGCGTATCAGTATAACCCGCGTTACAGTACCTGGGAACAAGCGATCCGCTCTGTGTTGGTTTTGAAACATCCCCAGATGGCACTCTTTATGGAACCAACTCCATCTCCTGAGCCTGTTGCTATGGTGCAGATGGCCGATAATGCCAACATAGCGCAGAAAACCGACCACATGAGTAAGGTCGACGGTGCTAATTCGGAAAGTTGTGCCGAAGGGTCCTCCGAAATGCACTCGACCACCGACATGGTGTCTGCGGATTGTGTGGCGGAATTGCTTCCACTGGCGGAATCTTCCAGGATGGCCCTGAGAGGCACACCGGATTCCAATCGACAGTCAATTATGGATTTTCTTGGAAAACCCCACGTGATTGACACATTTTCCTGGACGACGGCTTCGGCATCAAACACTGACTTGTCCACCAAGTCTCCGATTCAGATCCTGCTCACGGATACCATGATTGCGAACAAGCTTGACGGGGTTTTGGGATTGCGTGCCGACTTGGTGTTGGAGACGCAGGTCAACATGTCGAATTTCAATGTTGGGATGGCGATGACATTGGTTGAACCAGGATGGGACCACACGCGTTACAGTGCTGGTGCCACTTCCCTTTACACACTTACCCAGTTGCCTCATGTTATCATTAATGGAGGGACAATGAGTCGGACAAAGATGACAGTGCCGTTCTATCACAATTGTGAATGGTTTCAACTGGCTCCAGGGACTTCAGTCAATGCAGGTGCGAGTTGGTGGTACATGCGAAGCCATTTTGTGGTTCTGTCGCCACAATTGGCCCCTTCTGCTGAAACCTCGTGCCAGGTAACACTCTATGGTTGGTTCGAGAACATTGAACTGATAGGGGCTTCAGGCTCGAACGTGTGGCAGCAACAAGCAGGAAATCCCAAAGTAAAAGACAAGCGCGAGGAGTTGGAAAAACCTAGCGCCGTTGTGAGGACGATAGCTGGAGCAGTGAACACGTTGGCACGTATTCCCATCATTGGTAACGCTGCGGTCACCGTGGGATGGGCTGGGGAAGCGTTAGCAAATGCGATGCAGGCGTTTGGCTTCAGCAATCCACGGAATGAATCAAGCGCAACGACCATTCGGCCTGACAATTGGGGGGATAGTACAAATGCAGATGGAGTTGATAATTCGACCCCTCTCTCGATTTCCATCAGAAACCGTGTTGGAAGAGTGCCAACGGTCTCGTACACGGCGTTGGACGAGATGTCGTTTGATTTTATCCTTGGCAAATGGTCGTGGATAGGCAACTTTTCCTTTGCTGATTCGGCGACATCTGGGACTCTGTTGTGGAGTTTGGTCAACAGTCCGGGTAGTACCTCATACCGCGGCACTTCCACGGTTGGGGGCGTCACGCGTGTTTATCCCCACCCATTGAACATGATGTCCCGTATGTTTGTTTACTTCCGCGGAGATTTGGAGATTAAGTTTCATTTTGTCAAAAATCAGTTCCACAAATTTCGAGTGATCTATGCCGTGTTTCCTCGCACCACGGGTAGTCCCGCTGCCACAACGATAACTGACACCAATTATGTTAACAGGGTGGTCTTTGACGGAGCAGATGCGGATGAGTTGACTGTGGATTTACCTTATCTGAGTGAGAAACCAGTGATCCGCACGGACCTGCAGACCACTTGGGCGGGGCTGATTGTCCAAAGTCCTTTGCGTGCTCCCCCGTCCACGGCGCAAACCATTGATGTCGTTGTGACCTGTAGGGTCAGACCCGGGAGTGTATGGTTTGGACTGTCTGATTGGTTCAGCAATGCCAATAGCTTCATCGCCCCCGCTGTTGTGCAAATGGGATCACCCGACACCATGAAAGACAAAGTCCCTGTCGGAGCGATTGGGAATGCCGGTCACGAATATATCACTGAATTTGTTGGGGGAGAGAACCCGCGTTCTTTCCGTCAATTGATTAAGATGCTTGACAGGTTTGTAACGTCCGCACAATCAGGAACCAGTGATTGGATGGGAGCTCATGGTTCCGGTTATTTAATAGCCCACGACTTTGAGTCCGCGTACCTGTCATCAAGTGTTGTAGCCCCTGGCCGGGGCACCTCCAGCAGGATGAACATTATTGCAGCTATGTTTGGGAATTACACCGGATCGATGGTTCTTGAATTTTCAAGTGCGGGCTGTACCGACATGGAGGTTGGGTTGTCGGGTCCTACCAGCACGTGGGTATCACCCTATGGCCCAGACTCGACCTTGGTTTGGAATACTGCGAAGGCTCCCCTGAAGTTGGGTTCGTATTACGTAAACAACAACGTGAAGTTCACAGTTCCATTCAATTCCCAGTTCCTGTGCCAACCAGTGATCTTTAATTACAACGCTTCCTCAAGTGGCTACACGGCCACACGCTCAGCTGGAACCCCTGCAACTGCGGGAAACGAAGTGTGGGCTGTGTTTGTCCACGTTTCCCAGGGTACCACTGTCAATTACCTAACCTCTCCTGCAGTCTTTCGCCGTGCTGCAGATGACTTTGGGTTCTCATGGTTCCTCGGTATGCCTCC